ATTATTTCTTTAGAAACTTTACTCTTTTAAACAATGGAAGATCTGGTAATATTCTTGAAATCATTCTTAATCTATCTACCTGTGCTTCTAAAAGTTTAAAATCGAATAGCCATGGAAAAATGCCATGGAGTAACCAACCTATAGACATTAAAAATGAAAAGCCAGCTTCTTTAAAAGCTAGTTTGGCATGCCACCAATATCCGCCCTTTTCATCTTTTAAAGCACGAGATTTTACAACCTCAGCTTCTGCTAAGTGATTAGGATTCCATCCTATTCCATTTAAAATTCTACTAACCATATCACAACTCCTTAATTAGATTAATATTTATACTATTGATTGGGACACTTTATTATCAATATCAAAAAACATAATTTAATATAGTATTTCATTTTATGTAACATTTATGTAACACTATAAATAAAAATTTAAATTATTTAAAAAAAACACTTTACATTTAATTTAAATTGTGTTATAATATAAACATAATGAAAAAAATGACATATATTGAAAAAGGAGATATATAATGGCTCATGAAGTTGAAACAATGGCCTATGCAGGAGAAGTTCCGTGGCACGGATTAGGGGTTCCTGTATCAAACGAATTAACCCCAACAATGATGATGGAAAAGGCCGGTTTAGACTGGCGTGTCGAAGAAGTTGAATCTTTTATTGAATTCAATGGTGAAAAAATGCCTACTGGTCAGAAATCTTTAGTAAGAGATACTGATGGAAAAATTTTAACTAATGTTGGTGAAAATTGGAATCCAGTTCAAAACGAAGATGCTTTTAATTTTTTCGGAGAATATGTATTAGCCGGAAATATGGAAATGCACACTGCTGGTTCACTAAAAGGTGGTCAGATGGTATGGGCATTAGCCAAGGTAAAAGAATCATTTGACCTTTTCAAAGGTGATCAAGTAGATTCATATTTACTTTTTTCAAACCCTCACAAATATGGTAAATCAATCGATATTAGATTTACTCCTATCAGAGTTGTTTGTAATAATACTCTTTCACTTTCACTTGACCAAGAAGTTGAAAAATCTGTCAGAATTGGACACAGAGTTGAATTCAACCCAGATACAGTAAAAGAAACTCTTGGAATTGCTTCTGAAAAACTTGCTACTTATAAAGAAATGGCTGAATTTCTCGGTAAAAAGAGATATACTGCAGCTGCTCTTTTGGAATATTATAACACAATTTGGCCAAGAACTACTGATAAAAAAGTTCAAGGTAAAGAATTAGCTGTGGATACACTATCCAGAAATGCTAAACTTTGTTATGACGCTCTTGAAGCTCAACCTGGTTCAAAATTTGCCGAAGGTTCTTGGTGGCAGGCATTTAATTCCGTTACTTATGTAACTGATCACGTTCAAGGAAGAAATGATGATAATCGTCTTTATTCTTCTTGGTTTGGTTATAACCATAAAAGGAAAAAAGATGCCCTACAATCTGCTGTTGATTTTGCAGAGGCAGCTTAATGCGAGGATTAAGGAATATGGATCGAGATGCTAGAGCTATGGCTCTAGGTCTCGGACCTATTGAAAAAGAAATCGCTCATTTGGAAAGTAAACAGGGTAAAGGGCATAATACTGATCGATCTACAAAAAAGAGATTGGAACGATTATATTTTGCTAGAAATCAATTAAAAGAAAATCCTAAAGATGTGAAAGGATTATTGGAGAAAATAAATGACAAAACTTAGAGAAATATTAGACAAATACGGTGAAGGTACTGCATGGGACCTTGACTATGGTAAAATAGTTATATTAATACTTTGTATCTATATTGCAATACAGGTATCGTAGTGGGAAGAGGTAACAAACACGACAGAGAGTGTTTAGCTAATTGGGCCAAAGAAAATAGAGTAAAAGATTGGGAAAGAATTTATGAAGGTAATCACCCTACTGAAGTAAATAAAAGACGACAACAAGCTTTAAAATATTCTACTCTAAAATATTCTACGCGTATAAATCGTGAAAAAGAAAATAAAAGGTATAAATATAAGTAGAAAACACTTTACAAATTATACTTAATATGATATAGTGATAGTGTATTAAATATTTTAGGAGAAAGAAATGATTAAAAATTTAAAATTTAAAACATTTCATACATTATCGGAAGCCACAGAAGCTGCAATGTCTGCTAATGCTAAAAATAATCGCAACGGTGTAATGCATGAAATTTTAACTGGTTATCATTTAAATAATCAAACTCATATGCCTAATCACCCAAATAAAAATGGTGAGAGTGCACAAGAAGCTCATGATAAAATGAAAGCTACTATGAGTAAAAAAGAATATGATCATGCACACAATAAAGCCAAAGCAGCGGCAAATAAATTAAAAGAACATATTAAGAAAAATCACCCAGGTAATAAGATACACACAATTCATTGGACATCTAAACCTGGAGATTTACACTCATCTACTGGAATACATGCATCACAAAAACAGGATTCTTCTGATATTTGTATTACTACTAAACATCATGATGGAACAAAAAGACATCATGGAGTCAGTTTAAAAAATACTGATAAATCTAGTGTGAATATAGGTACTTCTAATCATGGCCATGAAACTATGCATCCGACTTCTGAACAAGAACATAAAGATCATCATGATGCCATACATAAACTTGCCCCTGAATTAAAAAAGAATAAAAGGGGTGAAGCATATTCTAGTGCAGCAAAAAGAAAAGAATGGGCTAAAAATAATCCAAAAAAACATGAAAAAATTAAAGCTTTGAATAAGGGTTTTCTTACTTCACAAGCTAAAAAACATGCTGAACATTTAACTAGTAAATTAAAAAGTGGTAAAAAAGAAGATCACGATCACGTAAAACAACACATCAGAGATGTTTTAGCTGCAAAGAAAACACCTATGCAAAAACATGGTCACGAACACATTCGTTTAACTAGTACAGTATTTAAGGGTGAACATAAAAACCATATAAGTCATCCAGGTGACGATCATGAGCATGTTTTAAACGATCCACATTTTCACAAAAATGTAACCATACATCACACTGGTACAGGCCATGTGATAAAACATAAAGGGAAACCAATTGCTTCATTTACATATAAATTTAATTCCCAATCAGACCCTAAAAGTTCTTTAGCTGCTGTCGGGAATACAAAGAAAAAGATGAAAAACGGTGAAGTAGTTCCACATTAAAAATGAACTTTACAGAATTCATATCAGAACAAAAGAATACTCATATGACCCATATAGAGGACAAGGTTCTCTATGGTGGAGTAAAAGGTACTAGAGAAGCTATATTAGCTTTAAGATCATTGAGAGATACATTAGGAGGCGTACATGATGGTTCAGTTAGTGTTAAGTGGGATGGTGCTCCTGCTGTTTTTGCTGGTACTGATCCCAGAAACGGTAATTTCTTTGTTGCGAAAAAGGGGATTTTCAATAAATCACCGAAAGTATATTATACTGCTAAGGACGTGGATGCTGATACTTCTGGCGATTTGGCTACTAAGTTAAAAGCAGCATTACAATATTTACCTGAATTAGGTATCACAGGTGTTATTCAAGGTGATTTCTTATTCGACAAACCAGATTTAAAAGTATCTAAAATTAAAGGTAAACCTTATATCACATTTCATCCCAATACCATTGTATATGCTATACCTGCAAATACTGAAATGGCCAAAACTATTAAAAAGTCAAAAATAGGTATTGTTTGGCATACTACATATAAGGGTAAAACATTTGAAACTATGAAAGCATCTTATGGTGTTAATGTTTCTAAATTAAATAAAAGTGTAAATGTCTGGTCACAAGATGCAATGTTAAGAGATATGACTAATTATACTATGTCAAAAAAAGATACAGAGGCCGTAAATGAATATCTTAGTCACGCTGGGTACTTATTTAATCAAATTAGTGCAACTACCCTTAGATCTTTGGAGAATAATAATGATCTTGCTCAACTTATTGAAACGTATAATAACTCATTTGTTAGAAAAGGGCAGATTATTATCAATACATCTAAGCATGTTTCCGGGCTCATTAATTGGATCAAAAGACGATACGATTCCGAAATATCTAAGAGGAAAACAGAAAAAGGTAAATCAAGTCAACAAGCAAAATTAAATAAAATATTATCATTTTTCTCTAGTTCTAATAGAGCAAATCTTAAAAAAATGTTTGATTTACAAAAAGTAATAGTTTTAGCGAAATTGAAAATTATAAATATATTAAACAAACTTAACAGAACACAAACGTTCTTAAAGACAAAAAAAGGATATCGTTCTACTGGCCAGGAAGGCTATGTTGCAATAGATAAACTTGGTGGTGATGCAGTGAAAATTGTTGATCGAATGGAGTTTTCCTTCGCCAACTTTTCACCCAATATAATAAAGGGATGGGATAAACCAGGGAGATAAAAAATGGCAGAAAAGCCAAATAAAAATAGTAATAAATTATCATTTAAAGATTTTTACACTGTTGAATATAGACCCGGCGAAGACGAATCTATAAATTACCGAGCATATAGAAGAAAAAGAACTGATGAAGGTTGGGCTAAAAACTATAATAAATTAGTAAAAGATAGAGGTCCTACCGGTATTGCTTATTCTACTAACCCAATTCATATGAAAGAAATTGGAAAATTAGTCAAGAGTGATAAATTTAAAGGTAATACTAGTGGTCTGATTAATCATGTAAAAAAGAATTATCCTGAATTACACGGTCACCCTTCCGTTCAAAAAGCTTTCCAAAAACATGCCGAAACAAATGAATCTAAATTAAATGAATTATCTGCAAAGACATTATCCAATTATGCACAAAAAGCAGCCACGGATATGGGTACTAAAGATTATTTAAGAGGATTTGAAAAAGGTCAATCTATGATGGATCTAAAAAGAAAAGTAGATCCAAAGGATAAGAAGAAGTCCCAAAATAGATTAGGCGGTATTATTACAGCTACTGACAAACTTAGAAGAAAAACAAATGAAGCCGTTTCAGATGAAGATAGAGAAAAAGAAGCAAAAAGAAAAGCTGGAAGAGATGCTTTTTGGAATAAACCAAATAAAAAATTAGAAATATCATATAATTTAAAAAAGAATAAATTAAAAAGGAATGAAAGTTCTGAAGAATGGACTAAATCTCAAGAAAAAAAGAAAAAACAATCTCAATCTGATTGGGAAAGATTTCAGTACCTTATGAAAAAATCAGATGAAAAGCATGCTGCGATAAAGAAAAAATATCAAGACAATGCGCGTAATACAGCTTTATCAAAAGGTACTGAATTTAAACCAAGTCCACCTAAATGGTATGCTAATGAAGCAACTGAACATTCTCCAGAACACATCAAACAAGCCATAGGAATCGCATCAGATCCTAGATATGCACAAGGTAATATGACTGGCGCAGTAAATGCCATGAATAAACTTTCTAAAGATATTCATAAACATCCTCAAGTTGCCGCAGTATTAAAAAGGCAAAATGAATCTAAATATACTCTAGATGATATTTTAACTCTTTTAGGTGAAAGATATAAAGCCCAATCTATCGCAAATAAAAGAAAAGCATCTATACGTATGAGAGTGGGTAAAACTAAGCATAAAGCTGCTTTAGGTAAGAAAAGAGCCATGCGTAGAATGGCTACACAATCTGTTCTTAAACGTAGATCCAAGCGTCAAGAGTGGAGAAATGCTTTTAAAAAATTAGCCAAGGGTAAAAAGAAAGGTGATATGAGTATTTCACAAATACAAAGTATCGAAAAGAAATTAGAACGACCAGTATGGCAAAGAATAGTAAATCGTAAATCAGTTATAGGCCTTAAAGATAAACGAAGACTTGAAATCGCCAGAAAAAAGGGTTCCTGGAAAAAATAATGATAAGTTCGTTTAAATCATATTTAGTTGAAGAAGAAAAATCACTTTATTTTACTTTTGGTAGAATGAATCCACCAACAATTGGTCATGAAAAATTAATGGAAACTCTTTCTAAAAAATCTGGAAGAAATCCATATAGAATTTATCTTTCACAATCTCAAGATAAAAAGAAAAATCCTTTACTATTTTCAGAAAAAGTTAAATATGCTAGGAAAATGTTTCCTAGACATGCAAGACAGATAATGTCTGATAAAAAAGTTAGAAATGTATTTGAAGTAGCTAGTAAATTATATTCTGAAGGTTATAAAAGAGTTTGTATGGTTGTCGGATCCGACCGAACTTTAGAATTTGAAACTCTTTTAAATAAGTATAATGGTAAAAAAGGCCGACATGGTTTTTATAATTTTGAAAGTATATTAGTTAAATCTGCTGGTGATAGAGATCCAGATGCAGAAGGTGCTAAGGGTATGTCTGCTTCTAAAATGAGACAAGCAGTAATGGAAAAAGATTTTACTTCATTTTCTCAAGGTTTACCTAAAAGTATGTCAAACCCAGATGCAAAGAAATTATATAATTCAGTAAGAACTGGTATGGGTCTTAAGGAACAAAAAGAATTTAAAAATCAAATTAAATTAGCTGAAGTATCTAATATAAGAGAAAATTATATTAAAGGTAGTTTATATAAAGAAGGTGATAAAGTAAGAATTAAGAAAACTAATGAAGTAGCTACAATTAAAAGGACAGGTTCTAATTATTTGGTTTTAGAAAATAAAAATTGGGAAAATTTTAAAAATGTTTGGTTGGATTCAGTTGAAATGTTTAAAACAAGAGAAAAAGTTATAGGTTTAAAATCTTTTAAAGAAAATATTTTAGCCAAAACTAAAAAGAAAATAGATAGGCAAAAGAAAATTTCTGCTAATCGTCATGATAGAATGATGGATATGGCAAGAACTATTGCTACTAATAAAAAAAATAAAGAATCAAATTTAAGGAGGATATAATGCCATTAAAAGGTGGAATAGGTAATTGGATAAAGGATTTTAAAAAGTCCGATGCTCCTCAATTTAAGGGCAAATCCGATGAAAAGAAAAGAGATATGGCTATAGCAGCTTATCTAGATGCAAAAAATGAAGAAAGATCTGTAAGTGAAGCAACTGCAAAGGTAGATTATTTTATAGGTCATAAACATGCAGAACTAGCTGGAATAGGTGTAAAAGTACACAGGCCAAATATGATGGGAGGAGATGATGTTACTTTGTCACATCCCGATAAGAAGAAACTTCAAAAATATGTTGATAATCATGCAGGTGGTGCAGAACAAGGTGTGCATGTAAAAGAATCAATAAGACCTACTAGATTAAAAACATATTTAAATGAGTCTACAAATTGGAAAGGTGGATCAAAACATATTGGATTAGCAAGGTATTCTGCAAAGCAGGGTTATGGTGTTCAAATAACACAAATTAAAGCTATGCCAGGTGATAAAATGAATTGGGCAAAAGGTGCAGGATTTGTTAAAATGCCAGTAAAAGATATTCCAAAATTAATTAAAGCTTTACAAAACGTGTATAAAGCTCCAGCTAATGTTCAATTGGGAGATGATGACTAATGAAAAATTTTTCTGATATTAGAGAAGGTATGACAACAGGTAAAGAAACAGGTATGATGTTTAAGGTATCGGTTGAAGGTTTACCAGATATAATAATGGTCGGCAGAAGTCCAGGTTCTATTAAGGCTGCATTAAGAAAAATAGTAAAACAGCCATCAATGATTAATGATGTCGAAAGAATGCCTAGGGCTAAAGTTAAAAAATTATATAGAGATTTAGGTCAAGGAAAAGAGACTGAAGAAAAAGTTGAAGAAGAAAAAATCAATGAGATATCAAAAGGGAAAGCATTAAAATATATAGATTATTCCACAAGACATCTTTACCATTTAGGTCAAAGACAAGGTGCCGCTGATACAATTGCTCGTGCAGGTGGCGATCATCCTGATCAAAATTATGAAAAAGGTCCTGAAAGAAAAGCTGCAAAGCGAGTAAAAGGTATCGATAGAGCTACAAAGATACTTATGAGGGATAAGAAAAAGAAATTACCAGATTGGGGTACTCCAGAGTCTACTAAAAAAGCTAAAAAACAGACTCCAGGGGAGAAGAATTAA